TTTGGTATCCGCTGGCATGTCGATATCTTGAATAACTCCACCTTCAATTGTTATTGTTATCGTTCTCATTCTTTTATCCTCCTATAGATACCATTCTGGTTTGATACCGCACACCCATCGTATATTTTAATCATACTTTTCTACCTCTTTTCTTAATTTTTGCGGGTATATTGCTATACCCGCGCGTTACCTGGTTATACTAATTCCTGGCGCAATTCGTCTTTATAGGCGCCGAGTGCCGCGTCTAACTGGTCACTCACATTACTTTCTATAGCGGCAAAAGCAAACTGTTGTATAATGTCGTCGAGTGACTTGCCTTTCTCGTGATAAAACAGCTCTTCAAATTGCTCTTCAGCCAAGTCGTTACCTCTCATGTGATATGCAACGTCCCATGCCTTGGAGTAGTAGATAACTAGTTCATGATCATCTACAATTTTCGCAATGTTTGCGCGTATGTCGTCTAAGTCGTCGATAGTCAGGCTGTCTATCATTTCGCTTATTTCGTCTTTTAATGATTCAATTTCGCTCTCGTCTTGGTTACCGTTTCGGCGTTCCATTTCAGCAACTTTCAACTGTGCAATTTTTTCGTTTATTTCCGCTATTGCGTGGTATTCATAGTCAGTGATAGCAGACTTGGCGGTATCTTCAATTTCATTCCAAAGTTCTTTTTCCGTCATCATAATTTTCTACCTCTTTCTTTCTCAGTTTGTAATATATGTGTAACTGGCGGATATACCGCCGATTACCGACAGGATGTCGGTATTAACTGTTAATACCGACGACAACAGGACAACAAACAATCCCGTATACAAGGCGGTAATGACGCGGTATATCATATGTTAACCCCCGCCATTACAGACTCATAGCGCGGTCGGCCCTGCACGTAGATATAGCCGGCTTGCACGTATCTATCAATTACCTCTGCAGTATACGCGTAGTTTGCCTTGTTGGGATACATACCGCTAGTCACCGCGCCCAAAAACCTGCATACTTTTTTGTCGGTGTCGGCTTCATATTCTGTTAACCTCCAGCCTGGCTCTCGTGTTTTCGACCCCGCAATCTGACAACGTGCTATAATTTTGATTCTCATTGCTTTCTACCTCACTTTTTATTTTTTCGATCAACCTACTATTACAATACACGATAATACACGATAATGCAATATGTTTTTTAATTATTTTTAACTTTTTCCACTTTTCCGCTTCCTGGGCTCATTGCAGCGGTTTTTGCCGGATTCGCGCTTCACCTCACCAGTAGCACAAAGTAGCATCGAGTAGTGCTAAGTAGTATCTGTATATGATAGTCATATACATTTCAGATTTATCAGTTTTCTGATAACTCATTGTGCGATGACAGCAAAAAGTCTATTGCATCGCAACAGACACCCGCAAACCTGCGTTAACACCGGAAACCTAACGGCTGATAATAGATATTATGTAAACCGACTTCTGCAAACCTGCATTAATACAGTGTTTCTGCAAGTGCTTATAAATAGCGGGATATTCTCGCCGATCGGCCGGCCGTCCTCGTCACCAGTATGATGTGCTGCCCGCCAGGCCGCTGTCCTCTACCGCCTTGTGTCCTCTTATTATGACCGGTAGCGGTTTTGAGGGGGAGGGGGAGTCCCCCCGTCCCAATTCGCGATTCTATTTTATATATAAGCATCCCCTTTATTTGTATGGAATTTTTCCCTAAAACCTAAATATATCGTGAATCATCGTGTATAATAATTCCCTACTCCTTGACCTCCTCTCCTTCCCCGTGCTACTATGAAGGTATGGCGCACAAACCAGGTACAACTATCAGCTCGGCTCTCTCCGAAGAGCAAATTGGCGAAGTGGTAAGACTTCGCACCACGCTCCGCCTGTCCGGCAAAGAGATCGCCCGCCGCCTCGGCCTCGCTTATCAATCAGTGACGCGAGAGCTGCGAAAGCGGGGGTTGAATGCTGGACAATGGGGTCTTGGTGACAAACGCGCCGCTCGTGGCGAACCGGTTAAGCCTATCCCAAAAATAGAACAGGCCATTTACACCCCCGAAGAATTAGCTCAAAAGAGCGCTGTCCTGGCAGAACGAAACGCCTTGACTACTGAACTCAAGGCGCCCCCCGCCAATCCAGAGCAGTTGGAAGAACGAACCCAGGCTTTGGCTCGGACGATGATTACTACGGCTGAGAGGATTGTGGATTCTATCAACCACATGAGTGATGAGGCCTTGGCCGCTTCCACCCTGGCCAATCGAACGACAGCTCTTGGCATCATTGTCGATAAGATCAAAGTTATTATGAATCAGAACAATCCAATGTTTGGTTCCAATCAGGCGAACCAAACGATCAATGTGGTGAATATCATTGCAGCGGCCACCCCACCCAGGAAAAAGGATGGCCTGCCTGATGAGGTTATAGATGTCACCCCGACAGAAAGCCCAGAGGACTTGTTAAGCTGATGGCCAGACCCCCAAGAGTGAAGATTAAGCACACCCCCGTGGTCGATGCTGAGAAGCGGGCGATTGAACAGATCAAGCATTGGCGGGAAAATCCTTTGGATTTTGCGAAGCAGGTTTTTCATTTCAAGCCGTCGAATCAGCAGAAGGATTTTCTGGAAGAGCTTGGTTGCATGGTTCGGGCGAAGATGAAGAGGGACGAGGATATTCCTCTGACCGAGACCGATGAATTTTACGTGAAGAAGCGCGGGATCAGCATCAGATCTGGAAAGGGGACGGGGAAGGACGCCTGTGCAGCGATTGTGGTTTATTGGTTTTTGTTCTGTTTCCACCAGAGCAAGACGTACCTTCTGGCGCCTTCACTCGACAACCTTAAATCGAATCTCATTGCTGAAATGGCTTTGTGGAGGGCGAGAAGGCAGGGGGAGACGAAGCTGTGTTTGATTGCGGATGAATTGGATCTGATGACAGTGGGGTGTCGGTTGAAGAATGACCCGGACGAGGGGAAGAACTGGTTCGTGAAGTGCAACTCTGCCGGCCCCCATCTACCGGAGGAACAACAGGTGGAGACGTTGCAGGGGAAGCACGCCCGATACATGATGTTCGTCATAGATGAAGCGTCTGGTGTGCCTGATCCGGTTTTCCAGCCCCTGGACACTACCCTGACCGACCCGGTGAATTTTGTCCTGTTGCTATGGAATCCTACGCGCCGGAGTGGTTTTGCGTTCAATACGCATTTCGACCCGAACGAGTCGAAGTATTGGATCAATCTGCATTGGAGTGCGGAACAGAGTGATTTGATTACGCCGGAGCAGATTCAGTATCTGCGGGAAAAGTACGGGGAGGACTCCAGCCAGTATAGGGTGTCGGTCCTTGGCGAACCCCCGGCCATGGATGATGGTTCCTTGATTCCTTACGATTGGGCGATGGATGCCGTGAATTTGGAGTTCACGCCAGATGAAAGAGATCCTATTATCTTTGGCGTGGACGTGGCCAGAAAAGGTAAGGACTCCAGCATCATTTTGATAAGGCAGGGGCCGAGGGTGATGGAGATTCAGGAGCTGAAAGGTATCGATACGGTGCAGTTAAGCCGATGGGTGGCCATGAGGGCTGCCGATTGGCAACCACAGGCGATATACGTGGATGCGGTTGGCCTGGGGATTGGTGTCGTGGATGAGCTGGCCAGGCAGGGAGTGCCGAATGTGTATGCGGTGAATGTCAGCCGGTCAGCGAACAACCCCAGAAAATTCTGCCTGTTGAGGGATGAGCTTTGGTGGAAGTTGAGGGAGAGGTTCGAGCGGAACAAGATCTCTCTGGCCGAATGCCCCGACCAGGAATTGATAAGCGAAGTGTCCAGTATTAAGTACGACGTAAAGGACAATGGCAAGATCAAGGTCGAGAGTAAGCTGGACATGCGTATGCGGAACATGCCGTCCCCCAATAAAGGGGATGCTCTGATGCTCACGATGATGGTGGACGATAATGCGTACTACCGAAAAGATGATGAATTTGACAAAGAAACACGGGGTAGGGTATCATACAAGAAGACTTTAAGCTGGCTGGAGGTTTGACATGCTGTTCGTTGGCGCCAATGAAGATCACCAACATTTGATCTATGTAAGCGATACAGGTATCGCGGTTTGTGCGCCTGCGAAAAATCACGCGCATCCTCTGACCATACAACCAAGTGAAGACCAGAACCAGCCTCCTCTGGTTATCGTGCAACCGGCCAAGGGGCATGTGCATGACGCTGTGCCCCTCCCGCCGATGCCCGCCATGCCGGAAGAGTTAAAGACGGAAGAAGACGAATCCGAACTCATAAATCGAAAATCTACGCAGTTTTATAACGCACATACGGCAGACAGGGACTCGATAGACCGGGGGCAGGAATCGGTAAAGTTCCGGGAGGGCGACCAGTGGCCCGAAGAAGTGAAAGCGAAACTGGAAGCGAAGAGCCGGGCGTGTCTGACTATCAATCATATCGCACCCCTCGTGGAAACTTTGTCTGGTCTATATCGAAGAAACCGCACCGATTTACGCTGCTACCCAACAGAAAATGGAGACGCAGATATTGCTGACGTTCTGACGTATGTGCTGAAGAACATCATGAGTACATGCGTCGCTGACGTGGAAGAAGTGGACGCGTTCGAGGATGCAGTTACTACTGGCCGTGGCATTCTGATGGTCTACCCGGACTTCGATGCCGATGTAAGGGGATTTTTGCGCCTGCGCCGGCACCCATGGGATATGGTTGTTTTTGGCCCCCATCTCCGAAAAGACCTGGAAGATTGCGAATATTTCTTTTTGTGGAATTGGTTGTCGAAAGAACAGATGAAGAATCTCTACCCGGACAAAGCGGAAGAGATAGCCGAGATGTTTGGCAGGCTGGAGCAGTTCTCCAACCTGGTTTACGACCTGTCGGACCAGGACAGCCCGTTAATGAACAGTTTGTTCGCCGACCCGAAGAACAAAGAGATCCGTTTGCTGGAGAGTGAAGAGAAAGTTTATTACCGATTGAAAGTTTACACTGACCCGCAGACGGGGTTCATCGTCGAAGAGACGGAGATCCCGAAAGAATTGCGTGGCCAGTTGGCGAAGATAAAACCTTTGCGCCGGATCGAGCGCAGGCTTTATAGAATACGCAGAACTGTTATCGCTGGGGATGTGGTGCTGGAAGATATGTATGTAGATAGACCGACGCCCCCTGGTGCATTAGGCCCGTCCTTCTCGGTTTTCCCGATCTATGCGTATAAGAGGGGGAACAGATTTGAGGGTAAGGTTGAACGATTGAAAGACCCGCAGCTGGAGATTAACAAGCGCCGGTCCCAGATCGTGGACATTGTAAACACAAGTATAAACAACGGATGGCTCCTACCAAAAAGTGCGTTCGGAAGCCAAAACGAAAAACAAAAATTTATAGATACCGTCTCTACTCCTGGATTTACAGTCGAAGTGCCCGACATGTCAGAGGCCAACAGACCAGTTAAAATCGAGGGTGGACGGGTTGAGCCATCCGTTGTTCAACTTGAACTGAATAGCCTGCAGTCATTCCGCGAAACGTCGAATGTGAACGTGGAGTTGCTGGGGATGGGGAGCCAGTATCAATCCGGCACAGCCATCAGCCACAGGATTCAGCAGTCGCTCATGGGGAATGAATACCTGTTCGATAACATGAGTCAGGTGAAGAAGAGAATCGGCAGAGAACTGTTGCTGTGGATTCAGACCCTGTATTCCCCGGACAGAATCTTCCGTCTGTTCTTCGACCAGGCTCAGATCGAGCAGGCCATGGTGGGCGGGGAACAGGCAGACCCGCACAACATGCAGCTGATGCAGCAGATTGCTACGCGGCTGCAGGATGCGGACCTGACACTTTACGACATAACCGTTGGCGAAACCGGCCAGAGTCCGACCGCACAGTTGGCGAACTTCGACATGATGATGGAACTGGCCGGTAAAGGCGTACCCCTGCCACCGCAACTCTTTATTGAATTGGCACCTATCCCGAACAAGGCCAGAATCATGCAGATACTGCAGCAGGCCAACGAGGCACAGGCCCAGGCAGAGGATAAGAAGTACGACACGGAAATACAGAAAACGGTTATTGCTGCAAATGCAAAAAGATCGGCTTGACACTCAGGTACGCCACGCGCTATACTGAGGTAAAGATACCACACCATACTCGACAAGGAGAACACTATGGAAGACCAGTTAAAGGTCATTGACAACGCGACCCCGGATGAACTTGAGGCGATGCTGACCCAGGGTACAGAAGAAACCTCGGACGAAACCGTCAAGGCCACCGAGACACCTGCTCTTGAACCCGAGAAGAAAGCAGAACCGGCAGAGAAATCTGAGGTTGAAAAGCGGCTTGAAGCTCTCGAAAAGCGCCTGAAAGATAAGGACGACTATATCAATCAGCGCAATGCCGAAATCGGACTGCTGAGAAAGCAATTACGCGATCAGAAGCTGGCCGAACTTGGCGAAGAGGAAGAGATCAACCGTGATGAACTGATTGATGACCCGAAAGCTGCGATCAAAAAAGCTGTGGAACGTGCGGAAAAACGCAAGGCTTTGGAAGCCGAACGGCAGAACGAAATGAACACTGAGCTGATGGAACGAAACCGTCAGATGGTGGAGCAGTTTTTGCCGAACCTCGGTGATGTGAAGCCCGCGATAGCGGAACTCCTGAAGGCAGATGGTGCTGCAGAACAGTTGGTGGCACAATTCGACGCCGATCCTGCAAACACCTTCATGGCCCCGGTAGTTTTCCAGCTGGCGAAACGCGCAGAACTGCAGAAGAAGGTATCTGAACTTGAGAAGAAACTGGCGAAGTATGAAGAAAACGCCAATCGTATTGTTAATAATGCAAACAAATTCAGTGGCGCCAAGAGTGCTGTGGCCCAAACGACCCCGGCACCAAGAGCGTCGAAGAAGCTGGAAAATCTGACAGAGGCTGACATCGACAGGATGACCCTGGAAGAACTTCAGGAGCTTCAGAAAGAACTATAACAGGAGTTTAAATCATGTCCCGAACCGCAATCCCGACCGGCAACGCACTTGCCCCGGTAATTGTCCAGCGTCAACTGTTTCTTGAGCAGAAGAAGAACGCGTATTTCAGTCGTTTCTTCTCTGCCAGCGGCGATATGCCCGTGTTTGAAAAGACTGACTTCACCAAAGCCAAGGGCGAAACAATGACCTTCGGCATGAGAATCCGCGTCACCGGCGATCCGATTAAAGGCAACGCCACTGTCAAGGGCAAAGAAGACAAGCTCACTTTCTACACATACCAGATCACTCTCGACAGACATCGCTACGCCATTATGGATGACGGCGCTCTGACCCGCCAGCGTTTCGTTGGCGACATCCCGACCGAAATAAAGAATGCCCTGACTGTATGGGGTGGCGAACTCATCGACCAGATGTGTATGGACGCCATCACTGCCAGTCCGACCACTACCATTTACGGCGGCGACGCCACTGGCATTTTCACCGATCTGGCAGTTGGCGACGACATCACCCCCGAACTGATCTCCAAAGCCAAGGCAATCGCACTCACCCAGCGTGGCAGCGGCAAAACTCCGCTTCAGCCGGTTATGGTTGATGGCAAGAAATACCTTGTCCTTCTGGTCAGCCCGGACGTTGCAGTCGATCTCAAGTATGACACCATTTTCATGGCCGCGCAGAAAGATGCTGCCGAACGCGGATCAAACAACCCACTGTTCACCGGTATGCTCGGCATCTGGGATGGCGTTGTCATTCACGAACACGAGAATGTTCCAGTATTCAGCAACGGCGGCCCCGGCGGCGCAGTTCCTTACACCAAGTGCGTTCTCATGGGCGCATCTGCTCTCTGCTGGGCGTGGGGTGAAAGGCCTTCAATCGTCGAAGAAGACGAAGACTACGGCGAATTCAAGGGTTACTGCTGGCGCATGACTGCCCAGGTTGGCAAACCCAAGTTCAATAACCACGACTTCGGCTCCCTCGCCATCGTCGTCAGCGACACTCGTGCCACTGGCCGAACTGTCAACATAGCGTAAGGAGTTTAAACAATGGGTAACTCTACTACTTTCCTGACTATTCCAGCTGGCCAGAAGCTTGGCACTGAAGTCTGCTATTTCGAGCGCGAAATCGACTTCTCGGTCGAAAACGTGGCCAATGGCGATTCTATCGACGTGCTTCGCGTGCCGAAAGGCGCGGTCCCGATAGCTTCTGTCGTGACTACTCATACCGCGAACGGCGATGTTTCGGCGACGGCTGCACTCAGTATCGCAAATGCTTCGCTTACCGTTGACGCCGCTGACGCTCTCCCCGCCGCCAACTCTGGTAACATCACATATCTGACCGCCACCAAGGTGCTGACCGCGGATGACACCTTGCGCCTGACTGTTGGCACCGCTAACATGGTGGAGGCCAAGATCACTGTCGGTCTGATGTATATCGTCTCCGATTCCCGCCGCTAATCTGACCTGAACTGAATCGGGGGCAGCAGAAACGCTGCCCCCTTTTCGTAACCGGAGGCTTTTATGTACACAGTTGAAGAAGTGTGCCTTACCGCCATGGAACTGGCCGGGCGGGGGGATAAACCCTCAAACGAAGATCTGAACAAAGCAGTTAAAATTCTCGGGTCAATTCTGGCCGATTGGGCTGTCACCCGAGACGTTCACTTATGGAATCTTGTCGATAGCGAAATCGACATGCCAGTTGGTGACTGGGTAACTAACGACGGTGTCACCTATAAATGCTACCGAGATCACACGGCGGGTTCAGAGAATGAGCCCGGCACAGGCGATAATTGGGCTGACTATTGGGTTATTGCCAGCGAAGATACATATTCCCCAACGCCAACTGAATGGACATCTGGTTTCGAATATACCGCGAATAAAACCTACGCTCTTAATCCGTTGACAGACGACGACATTCTGGCGGTCAAGGTTCAGCACGCTGGTCAGATTTCATTCTTGGAAAAAATATCGGCTTTGGAATACCAGAATCTTCCGATAGATTCCTTTGGTTTGCCGGAAATGGTATGGGTGGAAAAAGCACTGGAAGGCGCCGTTATCCACTTCTGGCCGATCTGCGACCAGGAAGATGCCAAGCTCCTGTATTATCTCGTTCGCAGACCCGGCGAACCCGAGAAAGAGGCGTCTCTTGCCATGCCGGATCAGTGGATTCCGGCGTTGTATTACGCCTTGGCTGTCGAACTTGGGTTCTTGTGGAGTATCAGCTATGAGCGGATTAACCTGCTCGGGCAAAAAGCGAAGTTCGAATTCGACAAGGCTTTGCGCACGAACACAAGCGAGGTGAGTTCATGTATCGTAAAACCCTGTTACTAATTGCATTCCTTCTGGCTGCCCCTGGTCTTTTTGCAGACGGTAAAGCTGTCGAGTTCTTGATCTCTGGTGTGACAACGCTCCAGGGTTCCGTCTCTGGCGGGTCAGTTTACTCGTATTCTGCTGGAACCACCACGCCAAAAGCTCTGTACGCAGAGGCGGCGCTATCTACCGCCCTGGACAATCCCGCTGAACTAGATACGGATGGGCGCTTGATTGCGTACGGTTCCGGTGTGTATAAGTTTGTCATCAAGGATGAATTTGGAAACACGGTATTTACCGCCGATAACGTTGAAGTGAATTCTGTTCAGAATTTGATTGATAACGATGAGGACCCTTTCGGGGAGACACTAACCCAGACTAATTTAATTGTAACTAATCTGACCGTGGATGATGCCATTGTCAATACGCTACAGGTGGCGACCTCGGCTGTGATCGTAAATTTGGACGTGGACGGCACGATCATTACAGGTGTTGCCAACGCCTCAGATGCTACTGATGCCATGAACCTCGGGTTGACGGAAGCTTATATCGCTTCAGCTGTTGCCGATCTCATGGAGTCGGACGGCTTGAATGCCAGCACGACTTTAAATTTCCCTGGCACAGTGAGTGCGTCTGGCACGCTGCTCATGAAATACGACGGGTCGAATGCCAGTACATCCGTCACTTTTACAAACGTCTTCGTGGCCACTGCGACCGCTGATACAGGAGCCACAAATCTGGGCCAGGTTGAAGCGTTGATTACTGCGCTCACGTATCTACCCGCCACTACAACAGTGCCTCTCGCAACAGATTCTACCGGCGTTAAAGGCACGTTATCTTACGACACGAACTATCTGTATTTGTGCGTTGATACAAATCAATGGATTCGCATTGCTTCAGATTCATGGTAACTTGTGGTAGAATAATTTAACGGAGGTTTTACAACATGAAAAAGTTTTTTCTGGCTCTTTTCGTTCTTGTGTGTTCTATCTCTTTCGCCCAGGGTGACAGGGTGCTGTCACTTAGGCAGTCTATCACCGAAGAACTGCGTGTGAAGACTTTCGATAATCTGGTTCGTTCCAGTTACTTTTCCCTTGGCACAACCGAACATGCCGCCCCCAATGATACCACGTCTACCGCAACTGCTGGCCAGCTGGCACCGGGTGAATGTTGGGAGAAAATTTACTTTAACGAACCTGATCTGATTTTTGGTGGCATCGAGGCCGCCACGTTCTCAATCCAGATCTTTAAACAGGCGGCCGAATAAAGGAGTTAAGCCATGCGTAAACTGACTACTATATTATTTTTCGTATGTATTGCCATGACGGTTTTCGCATGGCCACCTTCTGACCAGGTGAGGAAACTCGATGGCTCCACTCACGGTTGGAATGACACCTTGAAACGATGGGAGCCAATCGGCACAGACGGGCTTGGGAATCTGTCTGTGGATGCTGAAGTCAACATCGGTTCGATTACTGTAGATGCGTTTCCAGTTTATTCGGATAGTTCGGGGAATCCGGCAACAGCCACGGTAGACGCCAGTAACCGCGCAGTCGTGAACATCGGCAGCGAAACCATTGGCATTGTTAGCGCCCTGACAAATATCTACGCAGCAAATCAATCTGCAGGCGCAATGGCAACCGAAACGCTAACCCTAGTTGCGAATGTATCGCAGAACGCAGGCGGCAACCTTCCTGGTGGCGTGCCGAGAAAGTTCATAGCGTTTTCACCGTCTACAGACGAAGAATATTGGGTCGATTTTTCTGAGACTGCTGCATCAGGCACAGTTAGCGCTGGCTTCAGATGCGTTGGCAATACACTTTTCAAAGTTCGCGGTTTTGTCACGCCTTCTGTAATTGCCTCAACCACTATGAGCATTTATGTAATTGAGGGAGGCGAGCAGTGAAAAAGTTAATTCTGCTTCTATTCGTTCTTTCAACTACCCTTTGTCTGGCGCAGGGAGCCGATATATTCAGCTCTTATGACCCGACAGCAGCTCGCAGCGATCTTAGCAACGTAGCGCCAGCCACTGGCCGCGATGCTCTTGAACTCGGCACGATGGCCGTCGCTACAGCTACCGACTACGTTGCGACTGACACATTCACCGGGCACACCGACGCAACCGGCGCGTCTGTGCATGGGCTTGGCACGATCTCAACCAAGGCCGATACCGATTACGTTGCAACAAGCGCCCTTGCGCTGCGGCTCGACACCGTAAACGCCAGCTTCACCGGCGACATCGACGTTGTTGGCGACGTGGGCGCGGCTACCGTTAACGGCGTTGCACCGCTGACCGCTGCTGAGAAAACGCAGGCACTTGTGGGTAGCACTACGGTTGATTTCCAGGCACGCACGCTGACTACATCAGCAATCTCGGCTCCGACTGGAGGTGGATCTGGATATTGGGGTGGCACTTCTGGTGGCATCGGGTTTGCGAGGGTGACGCTCCCAGCGGGGGGAATAGCTAGCATTTCTACGATATTGGATACGATCGGCGTTCCGACCGGAGCACTACAACGGGGGCGCATAACAATTACTGGCTTCGGCGGCGTGCTAGGGACGGCCTGCATATACATTGGCGGGTCAACTAACACTGCACTTGAGATTGATGATGTATCTACCCTCTTTAGCGTTACTAAGGATACTCCTACATCAACTAATATTTACTCCATAGGGAGCGGCAACTACGAAATACAGAACACGCATGGCAGCGCGGTCATTTACGTATTCAGATGGGAGGGTGCTTAATGTGAAGAAAGTACTTTCAACTATTATTTTTCTTATACTGGTTGGATGTGGTGGAACTTCAGCAGCAACAAAACCCCACTGGCTTCAGTTGTCTGGAGTTCCCGCACAAGACGTCAGGGTGTTTGGAGTCTCCACAAGCAAAACCCCACAGGAAAATAGGGTTGCACTAATATCCGCGCTTGCCGCTGGAGACATTCTGGTTGCTAGTGAAGTCTTCGAGATAGATAATACTACCGCAATTGAAGTAGCTTCTGCTGCGCCGTGGACATACGGACATACACTAGAACTCTTCAATGCGACTGCATCGACTACCGTGACCCTGACATTCCAGGGTGTAACCCTAGCACAAGGGGAATCTGCTTTGTTCTTGCAGGCGGCAACAGGCACCACAGCTAACACTTGGCTAAGATTAAAATAAGGAGCCTCTATAAAAAAAAACTACTAACAATTCTCATTCTTTGCCCGATTCTCGCGCACGCGCAGGAGCTTACCGCCGACACGCCTAAATAGAAAGGATAACCCATGAACCTGCAACCACTAATCGACAATTTCCACTGGATAATCGCAGCCTTCGGGCTGCTGCTCTGGGCTGCTGCG